AGGCCAAACCCCTGGTGGCGTCTCCATTTCCGATGGTGCGTCAACCGTCGCCTTTATCGACAACGCCCCTTATGCGGATCTAACTGCCGCCACTGCTTCAACCATCAACCAACTGCGGCAAGCCTTTCAAATTCAGAAACTCTATGAGCGTGACGCTCGTGGTGGCACCCGCTACATAGAGATTCTGAAATCTCACTTCGGCGTCACCTCGCCCGACGCCAGGTTGCAACGTCCTGAGTACCTGGGCGGTTCCTCAGCTCCTATCCAACTCAATCCTATCGCCCAGACCCAAGAAACCACTGCAACCTCTCCACAAGCCAACCTTGCCGCCTATGGCACCGTCGGTATCAAACCGCACGGCTTCAACAAATCTTTCGTTGAACATTGCGTCATCATTGGCGTCTGCTCCATGCGCGCTGATCTCACCTATCAACAAGGCCTCAACCGTATGTTCTCGCGCTCTACGCGCTGGGACTTCTACTGGCCCGCGCTCTCTCACATCGGTGAACAAGCTGTCCTGAACAAGGAAATCTTCGCCGATGGCTCTACCACCGACGATGAGGTCTTCGGCTACCAGGAACGGTTCGCAGAATACCGTTACAAGCCTTCTCTTATCACTGGTGAATTCCGCTCTAACTTCGCTCAATCTCTCGACACCTGGCATCTTAGCCAGGACTTCGAAACTGTCCCCCTCCTGAACGCCTCGTTCATCGAGGAACAACCCCCGGTCGACAGGGTAATAGCTGTGCCCACATCCCCGCATCTTATCCTTGATACCTACATGATGCTCAACACGGCACGACCTATGCCTGTCTATTCCGTACCGGGGTTAATCGATCACTTCTAACTCTTCTATCTAAGCCCCCTTGGCGACTGCCTACGGCAAAGGAGCCGCAAGCCGAGGGGGTCCCCCATTCATGGGGGATACGGCGTAGCACATTACTCTCAACTAGTCTCTCAATTCACCGCAAAGGAACTTCCCCATGGACCCTATCATCGGCGGCGCTCTCATCTCCGGACTCGGTGGTCTTCTCGGCAACCGTGGCGCCAGGAAAATGGCGCGCGAACAAATGGCCTTCCAGGAACGCATGTCTAACACGCAATACCAACGCGGTATGGCTGACATGAAAGCCGCGGGCCTCAATCCCATCCTCGCCTACAAACAGGGCGGGGCATCTTCCCCGGCAGGTGCGTCTGCCGCCCAATCTAACCCCTTCCAAGGCGCTGCCCAATCTGGCATCGCCAAAGCGCAACTCGCGCAACAACTCGAGGTCGTCAAAGCTCAGTCCGAAAACCTCCGGACCCAATCCGCCCTAAATCTCGAAAAAACCCAAACCGAAAAAGTCAACCAGGTTGCTACGGAAGCCAATACGGCGCTCACTCTTCAAAAGGAGCTCACCGAAACCAATCTCACAGAAAAGGAACGTATTCAGATTGAAACTGCCGTGGCTACGCTCGGCAAAACTCGCATGGAGTCTATCCAGGCCGAACAAGTCGCGGATCGAATGATTAACCAGGGTAACATCGATCGCTCCGAAGTCGGCCAGCTCGTCGCTATCATCGAGCGCGCCAAACAAGCCGGCCTCGGCCTCGACACCCTTCTTGCCATCTTGGCCAGGAAGAAACCTGGCGGACCTTTCCCCCGCCTCCCTACAGCCGCAAACGGCTTCACCAACCAACCTTACAGAGGACGTTAAAATGGAACCCCTTAAAACAACTGATCGCATCCGCGTACCATTCAAACCCAAAGGCGAAAGCCTCACACATCAGTCCATGAAGGACGACTGCGACATTAATCGCATTATGCTCAAATATCAGAAAACCGGCGTGCTCGATCACGCCAAGACCTACCAGGGTCAATATTCCGATTTTAGCCAGGTAACTGGCGACTACCAGGAGCACATGAACGCCGTTATCCAGGCAAACGAAATGTTCATGAGTTTGCCGTCTAGCGTCCGCAAACAATTCGACAACGATCCTGGCGAATTTCTCGCCTTCGTTGACGATCCCAACAACGCTGACGAAATGGTCTCTCTCGGCCTCAGGGAAGCTCCCTCAGAGCCTCTAGAGGTCTTCGAGGACCCTACCCCACCAAAAGAGCCTAAGCTCTCTCAAAAGGCCGCTTCTAAAGGTCCGGCCTCAGACCCTCCAAAATCCGACCCCGATTGACACATGGGCATAGTTCCCCTCTTGTCGTAACTATGCCCAGTGACACCCCTGTCACAAAAACCAAACCAAAGGACACCCAATGAAACGCAAAAAACTGTCTCGCAAAGCTTCCAAGCGCAACTTCCGCAAAGGAAACGGTGTGAAATCGAAAAATATCCTGGGCGGCAACATCATGCGAGGCGGTATCCGTCTCTGATGCAATGTCATTGCAGGATCAAACTCCGCCGGGGCGTGGATGGTGGTATGACCGGCAACCCGAAACAGGGTTACGGCGACCAACTCTACACCGTCCCTGGCGGGCAGTGCATGGCCTGCCGCATACGCCTAACTAGAGAGTGGGCTGCTCGGGCCATGCACGAGTCCCGCGACCACGACTTCAATATCTTCGCCACTCTCACTTACTCAGATGAGAATCTTCCCTATGGAAATACCCTTCACAAGAAACACCTCCAAGACTTCCACAAGCGACTGCGAAAACGTCGTCCGAATGTGCGACTACTCGCCTGTGGCGAGTACGGCGACGAAACGGACCGACCTCACTACCACGGCCTCTATTTTAATCTTTCCTTCGAAGACCAGGAACACATCAAGACAATTGACGGTCGTCCCCTTTACCGGTCCGAAACTTTAGACCGCATCTGGTCCCATGGTCACTGCAATTTCTATGACGATATAACCCCTCAATCTGCGGGCTACGTCGCTGGATACACCAAAAAGAAGACCGGCAAAATTGCGGAGACTTATTACCAATGGTTCGACCCAGAAACCGGCGAATTGTTCAACCGGGAACCCGAATTCAAAACGCAGTCTCTGCAACCCGGTATCGGCCAACGATATGCCCTTCGTTGGATAAACGATATATATCCCCGCGACGAAATCATACACGATGGCAAGGCCATCCTGCCCCCCCGTTACTACGATAAACTGTGCGAAAAACATGCGCCTGACCTGTGGCGTCGCACTAAACTCAAAAGGGCTATCAAAGCCCGCGAAAAAGAAAGGGAAAGCCGTGAACTAGCAAACCAAGACAAAAGCGTGGTTCCGTACCAAGGTTCAGACCGTCACGGCCACGCCTCAGAAAAAATCTTGAAATCGAAAAAACTCTCTAGGAACGAAAACAAATGAAAACTCTTTATTCAATCTTCGACTCTGTCGGCGGCTTCTACTGCCCAATCTTTCAAGCTGAGAACAATGGCCACGCCATTCGTATGTTCTCCGAAGCCTTCGAAAACCGTAAACACCTTGCCGATTATACCCTCTGGGAACTCGGCACATTCGACCCGGATAACGGCGAAATGATCACGCACAAACAGCCGAAAATGGTTCTAAATGGCCTCTCTCTCAACAAGGAAACTGAACAATGAAATCTGTGATGAAACATAACTTTAGCCAAGTTCCCAAGGCTGACATACCTCGATCTTCCTTCAACCGCTCTCATGGTCACAAGACCACTTTCAACGCCGGTGAACTCATTCCGGTCTACGTTGATGAGGCTCTTCCAGGAGATACATTCAATGCAAAGCTTACCGCCTTCGGCCGCCTCGCTACTCCGATCCATCCTTTTATGGATAATATGTATCTGGATACTCATTTCTTTGCTGTTCCTCTCCGCTTGCTCTGGGACAATTGGGAAAAGTTCAACGGTGCCCAAGACGCACCGAATGACACAACTGATTATCTCATTCCCACGGTCACAAGCCCGGCAGGAGGTTATCAACCTTCCACAATGTCCGACTATTTCGGCATCCCCACCCAAGTCGAGGGCCTCGAACATTCCGCCCTGTGGCATCGAGCCTACAATCTGATCTGGAACGAATGGTTCCGCGATCAAAACCTACAAGACCCCGTCCAGGTTCCAACTGGAGACGGTCCTGATGATCCGGCTCTCTACAACATCCTTCGACGTGGCAAACGCCACGACTACTTCACCTCCGCCCTTCCCTGGCCTCAGAAAGGGCCTGCGGTCGATCTTCCCCTGGGCGACAGTGCTCCACTTGTCGGCGTTAGCTCTATCTCAGGTGGTACCGCCGGTTCCGCAATTATCGACGGCCAAACCCCTGGTGGCGTCTCCATTTCCGATGGTGCGTCAACCGTCGCCTTTATCGACAACGCCCCTTATGCGGATCTAACTGCCGCCACTGCTTC